ATCTTCGGAAACAGCTTGCAAGCGGAACATATGTTTTGCGCTGGCTGTTATTTTTATACTCAAATTTAAATACAATTACATAGGAGTGTGATACAATGTCTTATTTTATCTATGCTAGAAAATCCAGAAAAGACGCCGAACTGGAAGCACTGGGGATTGATGTTCTGGAACGACACATTACTACCCTGTTAGAGTTGGCAAAGACGCTCTCTCTTCCGATCGGTGCAATTTACAGAGAAGTTGTGTCTGGAGACAGTATTGATGCCCGTCCAGTCATGACGCAAGTCCTATCCGAGGTAGAAGCCTGTATGTGGGATGGTGCCCTCGTAATGGACGTGGATCGTCTGGCCAGAGGTGATACGATCGATCAGGGACGTGTGCAGCGTGCATTTTTTTATTCCAACACCCGGATTGTAACACCGAATAAAACCTACGATCCTGCAAATGAGTATGATAATGAGTACTTTGAGTTCAGTTTATTTATGAGCCGCCGGGAATACGCCACAATCAAGCGCCGGATGCAGCGTGGCAGGGAACGTTCCAGTTCTGATGGTTATTACGTTGGCAATGTTGCCCCTTATGGATGGGAGCGCGTCATTGCGCCGGATGGAAAACACTACTCTCTCGCCCCACATCAGACAGAAGCACCCGTCCTTGATCTAATGTATGATCTGTGCGGAAATAAGCAGTACGGATACCAAAAAGCCTGCACCTATATGACCAATATGGGAATCCTTGCAAGGAGCGGAAAGCCTTTTACACCCTCCACTTTAAAAGGGATCATATCGAATCCGGCAAACATCGGCAAAGTCCGCTGGGGGCATCGTAAGACTGTTAGAGCTGTAAAAGATGGTCGTGTGGTAAAGTCCCGCCCAAAAGCCACAGATTACATCCTCTCAGATGCGGCATGGGCGCCACGGATCAGTGCAGACTTATTTAAACGCGCGAACCAACCAAAAGGATGTTTTTCTGCTCCAGTTAGAAGCGACAGACCGATACAGAATCTGTTTGCAGGTCTGGTCAGATGCTCACAATGCGGCCGGCTTATGGTCCGTAAGAAAGCACAAACAAAAACACCCTATGATATGCTGATATGCCAGTATGCGGAGTGCTCCACAGTCGGGATCCGGATCGATGAACTGGAAGAAGCTCTTCTGGGGTGGCTGAAAGACTACATAGCCAAATATGAATTTGCTGACACTCACGAGGAAGATACTGCCGCGATTGCCGCAAAAGAATTGATCGTCACAAATTTTGAGACTGAACATCAGACGCTTTTGAAACAGAGAGAATCCTTATTTGATTTTTTAGAGCAGGGAATTTACACAAAAGAAATTTTTATTGAGCGTTCGAATGCGCTTGAGCAGCGGATCAGAGACTGCATGAATAACATCACTGCTGCCCGTGAAGATTTGCATACCACAATCGCAAGACAGGCAAACCGGAAGAATTTTGTGCCGAAGTGCAAGAATTTATTGAGTGAGTGGGACTCTCTGACTGTCTCGGAAAAGAACAGCGCCTTGAGACAGCTGATTGACAGGATTGTTCTGACTAAGACGAAACGGAACAAGAAAAACCAGAAAAACTCTGAATTTACAATCGATGTGTACCCGAAAGTGCCGAAATAACGGTGCTTTCGGAGTATATTCATTAGCTGCATCTTTTACGAGCATATTCTTTCGCACATCCAAGATGCAACTAATCCACATTAAATAAGTAGTAACTTTTTTGACAAAAATAAGATTGATACAATATTCAGGACGGCAACTCCATCCGTCCAACACTCATATACGCCGCCCGTAAAAAGGTGTGCATCATTTCGGTTGTCAGGATCATCCCTTCTGGCAGCCGGAACTTGAATGTATTACCTGGTATCTCCAAAAACTCTTGGTAAAGCAAAAATGTATCGTAAGATTCGTATATTTGATATTCCATATCTATCCCCTCCATTTATTCCATTATATCATAAAAATATTTTAAAAACTTTTCATTTTCCTATTGACTTTACGCCTTATAAGACGTATAATAAGGCCATAAGATAAAGCAAAGGAGATACGAAAAATGAAAAAATACAACTTATCAAAAATTATGAAAAGAGCATGGGAACTGGTAAAGAAAACATCCTTCGGAATCTCCGAAGCTTTAAAGAAAGCATGGAAAGAAGCGAAAATGGGAGGAACAAAAATGACAGGAACAGAGAAACAGATCAACTTCGCAAACGATCTGATCAAAAAAATGAACGAGCAGTTTGATGCTCTGATCGCAGAGTGCAAGGCAAAATATCCGGAAAGCGTGAGCATGTGGGAATCTCGCAAGGAAGAATACAACAGAATCCTTTCCGAATCTGATGCCGGACTCGTAATTGATCTGCTGAAGTGGAACAATGAAACAGCTTACATGAAATACTACCAGAGACTTATGTTTGATCTTAAACACGAACGCAATACAATGTGCAGAAGAATTTTAAGTGAAGTTTACGGAAAATAATTACAAGAAAGACATTGTAGCAAGACGCAAGTGATGTATATGCTGACCTATCGGCTACGGGGAGAAAGAGGTAGAAAAATGAAAATCAATGGAATCGGAACAATTAAAAAAGAAGAAGCAATGAAGATTTTAACGAGAGAAGGAAGGGAGGCAGTTAAATCTGGGGAAATTACAACTGAAGAGCTTGGACGCATGTATAAGCTGGAAATGGTTAAGAAATTATCTAAAATCGGAAAATACGGTTGTACGTTTGCCGAAAATTATAATAGAGTGCCGCAAGAAATCGCCGATAAGTTATCACCGGAAGAGATTGCCGAATTAGTAGATAGTTTTTATGATTGCTATAGTGATGGGAGAAAGAGGGGTGAATAGAATGAGGGAACATTTAAGCAGCGTGCAAAGATTAAGAAAGGCTACGGGGCTAACGCAACAAGAACTTGCCAATAAGACTGGTATTAACATTCGGCAGATACAGAAATACGAGTACGGAGAGTACGATACCGGAAAAATGATGCTCAGGAACGCAATTGCTCTGGCAGATGCGCTGGAATGCGATGTACGGGAATTGATCAGATAAAAAGAAAAGGATAAGCATTAAGCCTATCCCTATCTTTTAGCTATTTAAAGCTACTTCTAATATTTCAATCCGCGAAACTGTGATTTGCTCAGTCTCCGCAATACAGAGCATCATCTGTATTGGACAGTTTTATAATACCACATTTGTACGGGTGTGTAAATACATTAGTAGTAATTGCGTGGAAATTTCACCCCTCAGAGAACGATCTCCGAGTGGATTTTTATTAAATAGATGTGGTCTCTTTACTGTAAATTACCGACATGAGCCTTGCATACCATGGCGCTTTAGGACTCCACTTGTAACACGGAATGTCCTTACCATTGTTGTCCTTGTAAATCTTCTGGATGATTTTTAATTCGTCTGGATGACCCAATGTTATTACTTTTTGACCGTCAAAATAATACACTGCACCTTTTCCCTCTACTGTAAATAAACATTTCATCTCTTCTTCTCCTTCCTGTTCGATTCCTGTATTCTGGTTATTTTTTTGTTCGCTGCATGCAGACGCTCTACTGTCGATCGCCTTTGCAATCAGCTCAGCAATTCCTTTTGTGCCTAAATTCCGATACCGTGCTACATCATCTGTGCCGGTGCAAAATAATGTCTCTACGATCATGCCAGGCATATTAGATGCATTCAGATCATGGTATCCCGAACTGTACTTTACACCACGGTTAGCAAATCCTTTATTTGCGAAATTCTGGCAGATATTGCTTGCGATCGTGTTCATTGTCTGGTTAGATGCATCGTATAACCACACCTCTGTGCCGCCCGCTGACGCCGCTCCTGCCGCATTCATGTGCAAGGTGACATAGATATCGCACCCCGCACTATTCGCCTTATTTGTGCCGTCAGACAGCTCACCAGACACATTGGATGCGTTGGAATTACAATCAACCACAGTATGACCGACAGCCTGCAACATTGGTGCAAGCTCATTGTAGATTTTCCGCACTTCTGCCTGCTCATCGATCAGACCGATTGCACCTTTACAATTCGGGGAGTGTCCTCCCCTTAAGCCAATTTTCATTCTTTCTCTTCCTCCTGCTCTTCTGTCTCAAATGCTTTTTCCAGTTCCTCTGCTGTTGTTCTGCCAAATTCGTTCTGTTCGCTCATGTTCTCACCTCCTCTCTGTGCGATGTCGCACAACTTACATATCGTATTTAATGTTTTCCCACTTTTTATAAGCATCAAAATATAACTCGTTTTTGTCTCCATTGTATGTGATCTCATAATACATACCGTCACTCACTGGCGTACTAAGCAGCGCCTTGTGATTTTGCAGTGTCTTACAATACCAAACCACAAACACATCACCTACCGTCATGTTGTCAGATGTATCAGTCTTGTCTTTATTCTGATTAAAATAATCCGCTACCTTTGCTTTGCAAATGTTTAAAAATTCCTTGCTTCCCATGATTTTAACTCCTTTCCGTGCGATGTCGCACAATAAAAGAGGACGATTACTCGCCCTCCTGCTCCTGTGATTTATTTGTTAAAACATCCAGTGCTTTTTTTAACGCTTCCGGATATTTCACGCCCATAATTCCAACATTTTCCAAAATCGAGATACCCTCATTTGCTATAAATGCCAGTACCACGGCTGTACGGATGTAGTCTACGCCGAGAGTAACATCCAGCCGATATGCAATAAGTACGATCAGTAGGGATACCCCTTTTCTGCACAAACCTTTCCACGCTGAGTAGCTGCTTAGCGCACCGTTCTCTGATTTGTTGCTCTTTTTCCAAAAGGCAGCGATCAGCAATCCAAGAACAAAGTCTACACCCATAAAAATAAGTAATGTAGTCAAGTCCTCGGACCATCCTCCGATCAGGTTTACGAATCCTCCAGCAATAGCTCCAAACACCATGCATAAAAACGCTTTTACATTTGCCAACTGCTCCATTTTCTTCATATCCTCACTTTCCTTTCTGATTTTAAAGTATAAAAATAAGACCAACACGGTCTTGCTCTGATCTCCATATCCGCTCCTTTAGTCATCCGTAATCCATGTAAATGTCTTTATGCGCTCACAGTAGTCTGTCTTGCCAGTTACAATGGATATTCCTCCGTCTTTTGTAATGTAATACCTGCCAGTCCCGATAACTGACGTACCAACCAATTCGCTGTACGTCTCTACTATGTCTACGACTGGTCGATATCCTACAGGGATCTTTAATTCGTCGAACGGTCCGTGCGATCCTGTGTTTGGAAATTGTATAAGTGCCGTGATTTTACATGTAACCACGCACCCTCTCCTTTTTAGCTCCGCCTGTATATAGTTGGATGGGTTTGTGCTGGCGAATGGTCCTTTTATCTTTCCGGAGTCATAATTTGTTGCTTTAGATATGTTCATTTCGTATGATCCGGAGTTTTTAACAAATATACCGTCCCGTTTAAAATTAACAAGGTTTGAAATGGTGGCTCCGTCAAAATACTGCGCAATCTGCGTTGGGAATATAGACAAGCTTGTGTGTCTGCCGCTGTCCATCCCATTCGCTACAAATACGCCCTTGCTTATCGCAGAGCTGTTTATCCCGTTTTCATCTTCGGAGTAGATCTCTCCGGTATTTACCTGGATAAAAAAGTGTCCGTCCAGACTCTTTATAAGTCCAGCGGTTACAGTTCCGAGGTTTGCGGCAATCGCACTTAGCGTCTCTACATTCAGATTTTCTACAGAAATGTAATAGATCGCCCATTTACTTCCATCCCATCTTTTAATCGGCTCTCCACTTGCTGTCTGCCAGAGCTGTCCAACTTTTGGATTTTCCGGGGGTGTGGGAGATATGATAATTCCACTATCCCCTGTCTCTCCGTTGTCTCCACGTACACCGATAATCACAGGTGTGGTCTTGGTTTCCGTGCTATTGGTGTACCGGATAAGGTCGTAGCTCCATAGGTTTTTCTTGGTTTCGGTCATGTCTTGCTTCGTGTCCGTCCATCCCGGAGAGGATACCGTGATTCCCGTGCTTTTTTCGGATGCCAGATAATACTTGGTCACACTCTCGATTCCTACACCGTCCTTTCCGTCATCCCCGTTTTTTCCAGGATCTCCCGGTGCTCCATCGTCCACCTTGGTGATTGTTACCTCATAATATCCACGCCGGATTCCATTTTCAGTTGCCACGAAAGAGTACACCGCCTTGGTATCCACATCCTCTGCATTTACTGTCACGCTCCTACCTACATAAAACTCTGTCCCATCTTTACTCCACCGGATTTCCAGATTTCCAGACACATCCACACCGTTGTTGTAAGCGTAGGCAGTCAGTGTAGTGCTGCCGATGCCGTTTTTAAAGATAATGCCGTTGTTTGTAGAGATGGAACAGGTGTAGACTTTATTTTTTGAAATCAAGTCCTGCATCCTTTTGATGAGATCGTCGGATATTTCGGATGTAAGCTCTTTGTAGTTTGTAAATACCGTCTTTGCAGTTTTTGGATTGGTAAGACTCCTGATCTGTTCTGATACTCTTGCCTGTAGATAAAGGACTGGTGTCCACTCCTGATCCTGCATCCTCACGGTGTCCCCGATGTTGGTGTCAAAATATCCGTCCACCTCGTAAGTCACCACCGGTTCAGATGCTGTTTTAAGATCAGACAGAGCCATGCTATAGAGCTTGTCCTTGCTGTCTGTATCGTACTCTTTACGCATCAGGATATAAGCATCAGCCTTATTTACGATGTTGGATGGGAACCGGTCCCTTGCCTGTGGTGCGCGGATGATCGCACCGTCTGTAAAGTACTCGATATTGCCGTTTTCATCGCATTCTTTCTTGTCAAGACCATTGATTGTCAGACCGTCCTTTCCGGTCGGCTGGATGCAGGTGTAAAGCTTCTCGGCATCTGTGGTTTTTCGAATTCCGGTAATTCCTTTCCCGTACCGCAGTACAATGTCATTCCGGTATTCTCCGACTCCGCTGTCTGTATCGGAGTGTTTCCGATATACATTTAGGACAATCTCTTTTAAAGAGTAGTCTCTGTTCAGTACTGTCTCAAATTCGATCTCCGCAGAAAAAACATTGGCCAGAGAAAATAATCTCTTTAACACGGTCGTTGTGCCAGTCCATTCGTTGGTAATCCGTTTGTCCGACACCTCATTGAGTCCCAATTTAAGCGTTCTCTCAGCGTCAAACACGGCAAGGTACTCTTCAAAGCTCATTGCCCTTCCGGCTTTGTATTCGCCAGCATCCTCGTTAATAAGCTCAAACGACAGTGACCATGCCGTAGCGGAAATCGTCTGCTCCGTCTGATCGGTATTTACAATATTTAAGTAGTAAGATTTACCCTTGTAAGTAAATGCCACCTTGTTTCCGACTGTAACATGTTCTGCGTCTGGATGCTTTGCATTTACCGTAAAAGTATAGGTATTCGCCGCTCCCTGCAAATACTCATGCAGATCATCATCCCAGTAGTGCATAGACTTTTTGTGTGCATTATCCATAAATGCTATAGGCGTGTTATTTGCACTTAAAATTGCAATTCTAATACTGTCCATTACAAGTAAACCTCCCGTATTTTTGCTTTAATCTGTGGCGGCGGAGCAGAGAAAGAAGAGTAGCAGAACTGTACTTCCGTTGTTCCGGGCGGAACTTTTGGATAATTAGATCCATCAATCTCATCTCTTTTTGCCGGCATCCCGTTAACATAGACCTTTGTACTCTCTCCATTTATGGACACCACATCTCCAGCACGATACCGGTTCGGCACATCTCGGTATTTTTCCACGTTATCCTTACGGAACCAGATACTTTTTAAATAATTGTGCGTGACGTACTGGTTCGTGAGGTTTCTGTCTCCCCACTGCCCGATCCAGATCTGGATTTTTTCGCATTCCATATCCTTAATCTCTGGTATGTTTCGCTCCATATAACTTCCATACCAGAAAATCCGCAGCTTTTCTCCCTCTTTTAAAAAGTCGTTGTGGCATCCCATTTTTAGGTTAAACGGATTGCCCTCGTAGGCTGTCGGCTGGAACTCTTCCCGTCTGAGCAAGGTGTTCCCTGGGGCAAACCACTCGATACGCGCCGTATTACCTGTGGCATCACTCTTGTTAATAGACATGGAGCAGATCACTTCATTTTTCCTTGTAAGAAACGCAATAGTCTGTGCTCCCGTCTGTCCCATCAATCCAGTCTCGAACCAGTGCTGGGTGTAACAGTAAAAGTTCTTCGCTCCACGTCTGCCCTCGCTGTCCACCGGGATAGTAAGGGTTTTCATTCCACCGTTCCAGTATCCGGATGTTGCCTGTCCACCTTTTAATGCCATGACGTTATATCCGGCAACATTCTTGACTTCGAGTGTTCCCTGTGTGGTATTTTCTGGATTCTGATAAGAGGTGCCGCGATCGTCCTGAAACAAGCTATAACCGTTAAACAGTTCTTCAGATGCTTCGTAATTCTCTCCGTCTGTCTCTTCTTGCTTGCCGAGCTGGATCACTCCATACTGACTAACCAGTCCGATAAAGCCGTTTTCGTGCTGGTGCGTGATCTCATAGTCCACATCCGCCCATTCGGTGCCGTTGTTTTTAATGGTTATGGTCTGGTAGCCGTCTTCCTGTACTCCGTCAAAGGTAAATTCTGCGGTTGAGTACGCTACCCCATCCGGAATGAGCCATGTGATCGTGCCTTTCCCAAACATTGCAACCTGTGTTATATCAAAATTACCGTCAGGGACAGCATAAAAATAGCGATCCGGATAATTCCCAAACACAAGCCTTTTCGGCTCTGTGACGTTCAGGATTTTCTGAATCGCGTCATAGCTTGCCAAGATATCGCCTTTAATTTCAAAGGGCATTTCAAGCGTCTTTGATTTATATGTTATGTAGCCAAAATCCTCTCCTTTTGCACTTTCTGCTCCGTCAAGGAGTTCCGACTCTCTATTTACTCCGCTAAACGGAGAGAACCCGGACAATACACTTAAGTATCGCCCGAGTTCCTGATCGTCAAATTTTACTGATAGGCTCAATTTCTATCCCCTCCTAACATCTTCCGAAAACTAGAATTCTTTTCTATTTGTTTTTCCATTGGTGTTGCGAGTACTCTGGATGTCTCTACGGAATCGATTTTATTGATAATTTCAAGCGGCCGGTTTGCGAGTCTGGATAATCGATCTACCGCGTAGAGTAGCTCACCATTATCTGTCGTTCTGACTGCCGATCTGGAAGCAACATATCCACTTGCTGTCGGGCTTGCAGACGTTGTAACACCAAGAGCAGCTCCCTGTATCCGGGACACCATCTTGTTTGCCTGTTTTTCCATGTCTTTGTACGGGATATTATCCTCAAATCCAACCCCGATACCGAGAGCCATGTTTTTCCCGACCTGATCCCTAAATACACGGGATGGGGAATGGATCCCAAGTTTGCTTTTAACCCAATTCAAGGCATCTGTAGCAGCGCCCACAGCGGCATCTACTAGCTGTCCAGCCGCAGAAGCGACACCGGATGCAATGCCCTTTATGATGTTAACTCCAACGCTGAGCCAATCTACACTCAAAAAAGCATCTTTTATCGCAGAGATGATCTGTGGTATTTTCCCAACCAGGTTCGGTATTGCTCGAATCAAACCAGAAGCTAACTCTCCGATAATTTTAATTCCTGTGGATAAAATCTGTGGAAGATTACTTGCAATGCTTGCTATAAAACGTGCTATCGCCTGAGCTGCAGCTGATATGATAGCCGGTAGATTGTTTATAATTCCATCCACAAGACGTAAAATCATCTGGACACCGGATTGCAATACTGACGGAAGTGATGACAAGAGTCCATTTACAAAATTTGTAATTACCGCCGCTCCCTGCGTAATCAACTGTGGGAGGTTTTGCAGGATGCCAAGAGTAAGTTGTGTTACAATCTCAAAGCCTTTGGTGAGCAGTGTCGGAATCCCAGTTGCAATTCCAAGCAGAAACTGGTTCAGCAGTTCCATTCCAGTAGAAATAAGCAGCGGAGCATTTTCCATTATTCCGGCAAACAATCCATTTACAATGTTTCCGGCAGCCTGAATCATACCGGAAACGCCATTTTCCTCAAATCCTTGCGTAAGCTGCTCAATCGCGCTGATCGCCGCAGGTAATAACGATTCCGTGAGTCCATCAGATATAGGTTTAACAACTTCGCCTAAGAGCTGTTGTGCATTGTCTTTCAGGGTTGAGATGAGTCCGCTAAACGTCTGACTCTGCTTCTCCATGCTTTGGAAATACTTACCGCCCTCAGATGTTGCTCTCTGCATGGAAGCGGTAATCTCATCCACAGAGATTGTCCCTTTGCTGATCCTGTCATACAAGGATGCCATTGACTCCCCTGTACTCTCGGAAATCTCCTGCAATGGGTTAAATCCAGCTTCAATCATCTGCTTGACATCTTCCAGAGACACTTTTCCGGCGGATGACATCTGTCCGTAAGCAGTGGCAATTCTGGACATCTTATCAGCTGAGCCTTGCGAGATATCACCAAGCATCATCATTTTGTCCATGGCTTCGTCTGCACTAAAACCATAATTCATCAACAGCTGTGTAGTATCTGCTAAATCCTGAAGTTCAAACGGCGTTTCCGCTCCTACTTTCTTCAATTTGTCGATTACTTCCGCTGCTTTTTCCGCGGATCCAGTCATAACCTCAAATGATGTCTGGTAAGACTCTATGGATGCATTGTATTTTACTCCGGCTACAACACCAGCTCCAAGCGCAGCCGTCACAGCACCAACCGCAGCAACTGCCACTCCTGCACCTTTCTTGGCTATTCCACCAAGTTTGGAAATTCCGGAATTAAATCCAGATTCATTTATTTCCGTGTCAAATTTTAATGAGCCATCATAACCCATACTATCCCTCCTATTCTTGGATAGCACAGGCTCATAGGCTCACTTAAGTGCTTTATTTCTTAATTTCTATTTCTTTCTTACAAGTCCGACATTTTACGTAGATACCGTGGCTTTTGGCTGTATTGTCTGCAATAGCAAGTTTGCAGCCGCACACAGGGCATCTAATCCAATCTCGGACTAATATTGGTTCTTTTTTCATGATCCACCTACATAAAAGCGTCACCGATTTCAAAATCAGTCAATTCTTCCTGTTTTAACTCGATCAGTTTTTTAATTTTCTGGATTCTCTTTTTCTCTTCCGGATCTTTAACTTCGCTCAGATCAATCCCTCTGTACATAATTCTTTTCTTGATCTCATTGTCCTCTGATAATCCATCAAAAAGCATTCGAAATTTCCACCAGTGCAGATATTTAATATCAATCAGGTCGATTCCGTAATCGCGCAAAAATGCTGATAATATATAGGGATAATCGATGGAAAAAGAAAAAAGATTCTTTTGCCTCACTGTTCCGGTTTGACTGACTTCTCCGTCTGAAAAATCAGCACTCATAAAGTCGCATAATGCGTCAATTGCAGGCTGCGATATTTCGATATCGTCAAGGAAATACTCACTCAAAATCAACAGCTTATCCACAGACTTGACATCTTTATCTTTTAACATGTCCAAAAGAGAAATATACTCTCGAAAATCGGTTCTGATTCTCACAGGCTTTCCATTTACAATTACCGATGTCGGGAGTGATTCATAGAAGAGGTTCATCGGTTCTTATTCGCCCCTCTCCTAGCTTTCCTGTTTGGTGTATATTTGTTTACCATACTGTTATATCTGGACTGCTCGCTGTTCCGTAAATCAAACAGTGAATTGGCGGCCTTAACTCTCATGTCCATGCTGTTTTTCCCTAGAAACATTTTTTCGCTTGTTCCGTCTCCGAATAATCGGTCATAGAAATCATTAAAAACCTTGCATTGCGCCCTCGTAATCTCGGACACTTTTCCAACTTTCGGCACTTTTTCGGATTCCTCAACCATTTTTTCGTAGCAGCCCTCAAATTTTTCCATAAAATCTGCGTCTGTAAAATCGATGTCTGTTTCAAAATTATTAAATTTCCACTGGCTCATTGGCTCACTCTCCTATTCTTTCCTGTGTTTTTTGCCACCTTAAAATCGGCGGCAGCTACTCCCCCATGTAATCACCCTTAGTGTAAGTGACTGTCTTAGATGTAATATCAGTCTCTGTAACATATCCTTCCTCGATGTCGGATACAGCTTTCAGTGATCCGCTGTAAACCAATGCGTCCGTTCCATCTCCGTCGGAATCTGGGATAACTGCGCAAGTTCTCTTTGTCGCAAAGCACTTATCGCCTTTCGTATTTTTCTTGTAAAAATCCACTGTGACAACTTCCACGTGCGCATCATCGGCTACTTTCTCTCCGTCATGGATTGCGGCAATGCGCTCATGTACCGGATTACCTGCGTACATATCGAATGAGTATTCTGTAGCCGGAGCATATCCAACTACATCTGATCTCTCCGTGCTTTCATCCACGTACTGTCTGGAATACTCTTTCGGGTTTTTCCCGTTTGTCATTGCGGTAAAATTGGTCATTCTTTCAAATTTCGGAGAGCTACCCGTTGCATCCGTGTTCATGAATGCCACACGCAAATGTCTGCCGACTAATTTTGGTGCTATTACTGCCATACTTATACCTCCTGTGCATAGATTAAGCGGCACTCAATACGATACTTAGCTTTTTCCTCGTTGATATCGTACAAGTAACCACTGTTTAAAGTTTCAATTGATATTGGGCTTTTCTTTTCTTCGAGTTCCGGAAGATTATCATTAAAACTCTGCTGTTCCAACCACTCTTCAAAGCTCTGAAAGAATCCGCTGTTCTCGATATTGATTCTTGCGTCCTGATCGTATTCCTCTTGGCTCGTAAACGCAAACTGGAACTGCTTCTTTGCTCCACCATCCATGTATCTCTGTATGATTGGGTCGCAAGGGAGAGGGTCAACAGAGTACCCCATATCCGTTCCAATGTAGTCCACGTTCACACGTCCATCACTCAAAAACGGACATGTGAGAATGTATGATCTGACGCTGTCAATGAGATTTGACATACTTAGCCGCTCCTTTCAGAATAGAGTCCTTGTGCCGGTTCTTCATGCGCTCAAACCATCGTGATTTTTCCTTATGCTCGTAATACTGTCTACGTGCATAAGGCGCAATCTGGTTGATCTCGCCACTGCCGATCACGCTGCCAAGAGTCGCTGACTCATCCAGTACACCTGTCCGTCTTGGAGTCTCCGGGTTCATGCGCCGGATGCACTCAGAATCAACAAACTCCTGTGCATTTGCGAAACCGGATTCCGTACTTGGCTTAAAGCTTGGATTCCATTCGATTTTTGCTGATACTTTTCCACCGCCGGATGCTTGGGTATATATAGATCCTCTCGGAGTCTGGATTTTGAATTTCTTTTTTCCTTTTGCCATTACACTCCCACCACCTTAATATGCGGATTGCCGCCAAAAGTATTGTAGTTTGCGGATGTAATTCTAGTCTTGTCCAGTCCGTCCAAGTCCTTAATCGTCTGCATGTCAACCTTACAATCGCCTTTTACAAGGTAATCGTCTTTCTTGATTTCCACGCTCGTATCCGGGATTCTGACCGTGTAGGTGTCTGCTTGTTTTAATCCATCTGTCGTGATCTGCGACTTTTCGTTTTTGTACCACCATACCTCTGGGATGTAGGTTCGTTCCCACTCATCCAGTCTGGTTTCTGAGTTATATTTCCTACTGTAAAGCGTGGCATCTGTGTTGGTTATCATAATTTTACCCCCATATACAAGAGTCCGGTCGGCTCAAGATAAAGCAACAATGTATCAAATATATTCCTTTTAAGCAGATCGTCTGTTGTTTCTCCATTTCCTCCGCTTTCGTAGCTGACGGAGTATCCATCCGTGTTTTCAGATGTGACCACACGTCCAGAATGCTTGCTTCTGACCTTTTCATCATTGGCAATCAAATCGCAGACAGCGCAGGCGGCAAGCCTTACTTCTTCCATCTCTATGTTGTCATCAGCGCGCCCGAAGGTAATCCTCCGGACGTAGGCTGATGATTTCATAATGAATTTTCCAAACTCTTCTTTTGACAGACTCCCTTTGTATGTAGTGGTGTAATATTCATAATCTGCATACAGAATCATTCAATCACTCCTTACACTACTGTGTGTACATAGATACCATCTTTCTTGTTATCGTAGCATTCTGCGATACCAACAGTACGGTATCCAAATTTCCAAGCGTCTGCATCCTGGTTCTGGTCAGGTGTGATGATTTTGGAGACTGTGTGTTTCTGGTACTGGATTGCTGCCTGTTTGTCCACGATCATGAAGTTAACTGCCTTACCACTGTCGTTCTTAGAATATCCGCCGGCACCAGAAGTAGCCAGATCGATTTTGGAGTAAAATCTTCCCTCTGGAACTTTCTTGATTCCCGCAAATCCCTCAATAGCTTTCTTAGATGCTGTTGTATCCAGATCCTCAATCATGCCATAGATTGTCGGATTGATAAACAGATAGCAGGTCGCAAGGTTCGCTTCTGCGTTCTCAATTTTGCTTCTTGCTGTTCTGAGTGCCGCAAGAGCCGCCTTACCATCATTGAGAGCCGCAGCTACAGTTGTCACTCCATCAATAGACGCATAGCCTGCCAGGCGGTACGCATCAAGCTCCGGTACCACTTTGGTACGCAGAAATTCTCCGGACAATCTGCCAAATGCTACGCCTGCAGATTCGATATTGTCCATAGCATCGATTGTAAACATTCGACCACGATCATAGCTGCATTTCTTGGTTTCGTATTCCAGTGTCACATCACCTGCAACATAACCAGTCTGTTTGTTGTAGTTCGCAAGTCCCTGCATGGACATTTTCGGAATCAGAATCTCATTCGCATTCGCTCCCTCTCTCACAAGCTCATTCGGACCATCCAAAACCGCTGTCAAAGATGCCAGCTTGTAAACTTCGTCCAACATCGTAGAGTATGCTTTTCTTAATGCAATTGTGTTCGCCATATCTTATTACCTCATTCTTTCAAAATTATTTTTCTGCCGGAAGCCCCATGGCCGCTCTGATTGCTGACATATTATCTCCGCCAACATCAGCACCGCCTCCTGTTGCTCCGACTGCGTTCATGAATGGTTCATTAGAACCAAATAAATAAGCATCAGATTCCTTTACGGTTTCCAATGCTTTCTTGATGTCCTCAGACTGGTTTTTCGATCCTTTCAAAGCGTCAATATCAAGCATAGCCATGACCGCTTTTTCATTGCGTCCCCCGGCTGTCTTGATTGCTTCTTTGATCGTGTCGGAAAAGATGCGATCTGCTTCTTTGGCGGCATACTCAGCATCCTTGTCTTTCAGCTGTTGATTCAGCTTATCAATTTCTCCCTGCATAGCTGTTGGGTCAACATCTTTAAACTTTTCCAAAGATTCCGTTGCAGTCTCAAGCTGGCCTTTGTAATTGTCACGCTCTCCCTCTGCTTTGGTAGTCTTTGCCTTTTCAGCGGCAATGTCTTTCCCGTTCTCTGCCATGATTTTATCAATGACATCCTGCTCCAATCCAAGTCCTTTTAAAAATTCTGTTTTCATGTTTCCATTCTCCTTTCGCATTAGGTTGTTTAAGGTGTGTAACCATCCACCACGAATTGACTGTTTAAGGTCTCATCTACTGACCAAAAAGGCATAAAAATAACACATATCTCTATGTGCTAATGTCTTACCTATTCAATTTTTCCGCACTTTACACAACGCCTAACATATCCCTTTGTAGCCTTGTTGTAGTGCTTGCAATACTTGTGTTTGCAGAATCTCTGCTTTAACCATTTGAACATATCTACTCCTAAAGTAACGCCTGTACCTGTTCTTTCAAACTCTCCGGTACATTATCAATTGTCAAGTGTCCACCTTTAATTCTGTTTGCCAAAAACTGCGCCATAATTTACACCCCCATTTTCATAGTCGCAAGAATAAGTTCCTGCACCGCCTGATCTGTGACTTCCTGCGCCGCCTGCGTTGCTTTCAAGTCTTTCTGCAATTTACCGTAGGCGCTCATACCATCGTCCACTGCTTCATATTCTTTGATTACGTTTTCTTCTGTCTCTGTATAGCCGACAAAGACAAGGTTGCTAAATCCCTCTGGCTTCTCTTCCTTGAGTGGCTTGTAGCCCTCTTTTTTGATGGAGCTGATTCTTACAGTTCCGTTTTCCATGATTTTTGCGTAGTTCATATTACTTCTCCTTTCGATAGGTTACTTTAATATCTGGGTCAAGTTCTCCACCATCCGCTGTGATGACTGTGGTAGGGTAGTAGGCTTTTAATGCTCGGATTGCGTTCTGTTCGGATTGTGGGAGTGGGACGAATTCGGGGTTCGTAGTTTCGTAAGCGATTTTTAACGGATTTTCTACGAGCCACGCCTTAAATTCATCGACTGTTGCGACGTTTTCGTTTGGTGCGCTAAAATATTTAACTCCGTCATTCCAGTTGCAACAGATTCCGTATTCTGCTTTGGTATATGATAATTGGACAGCCCTATATTTATCCACAAAAATATCTGAATTTCCGTTTCCATTCGCCACATTCTCGAATCGAATTGAAAAGTTTTGAACATCTCCCCGTTTATTTGCAATACTTATTTTGTTAGATTGTCCGTCAAATCTGTCAATAACAACCCCTGCATACAACCACCCAATCTCTCCACCCTGCTCCACGAGCTTATCCCACTTTGTGATAGGGCGGTCGGATGTGAGGGTGAGGAATTGCGGTTTCTTGTGCGGCTCATAATCCATTAGTGCCGTACCAACATTCGCTACTGCTTTTTCATAATCGGCTTTTGTTTTATTAAGCGAAAATCTAAAATATCTACATTTGTCAGGTGTAGCGAAACATGGGTCGTACTGATTAATAAAACCAATCTTATTTTTCTCCACATCATAAAAAGATACGGCTGTAAAATGACCTTCGACTCTACAATATGATGTTTTGGAAAAGCACGGTATAAAATCGGATAAAAGCGCATTAGCATTATTAACTATATTCCCATTAGCGTCTAACGTCTTCCCATCTTCGCAGGCAGTAATATCAAGCAGATTTTTGCCGCTTAAAACAACTTCGATTTCATACTTCTGCGTTCCCTCATTCCACTTCCCAGAGTTTTTGATTTCCTGCGGATATTCTGGGCTTGGAGATGGCTTGCCTCCTGTGTAGGGTTCGTAAGTAGTTACAGTAGTGCCCAACTCAACTTGCAATTCTGTGTTTTCTTGCGCATCATAAGTCACAGAGAAAAAAAGTTTTTTTGCATTTTTCGGGATTGTTATATTTTTAAATTCCGAATAGTTATTACTCCCGGTATCAAACACTCCGGTGATAATAGTATCTGTCTCATCAGTGAATACATATTTTTTTCCTGTTTTTTCTTTTGTTCTGACTGACACTGAAACGTTTTTCCCTTGCATAGAACTTACTTCCATATTTGTTGTGAATGATTTTTGCATTTGAGTTAACGATACTTTATCACCAGCATTAACGCTTGTTAGATATCCTTGTTCGTATACATTGGCGTTTGCCAAATTCTTCCCAGTAGTCTGCACCTGCTCCGTCTTCCCACCAAGCTCCAACCTCTCAAGCGGCGCATCCAAGCTGTTCGGAAGTACCAGCATCCCTGTACCCTCTAGCTCTACCCTGTCATAATTCGGTGGCTGTGGCGTAGAGACACCCAGAGGACAGATCATATCCACTCCTATGATTCCTGTTCCATCTACCATTTCAAACATTGCACTTCTACTCCTTTTTCGCTTGTTGCTGTGGGGATGATTTGGACGAGGTTGCTCTTTCCACCGCCGTAAGAACCGTACTGCAATACCTGTGCGGTCTGCGCCGGAATCAGTACGCTTTGTTCTTTTGTTGCGTCCCTTTCTAGAGATGCGTAAATATCACCGTCCGTGAAATTCTTGACCATAAATTCTGATGACGCTGTCTCAAATTCAAAAATCAATGTTGCCGATGCTGTCGGCTGTCTCATTACTTTTACTTTGCTCATATTATCACCTCCTAAATCGTTTTGGTACGGGTGCCACTCTGCCGCGCATATCGTAATAGATGCGCTCTCTTTCTTGTTGTAGACCCATTTTCTTGCAAAATCTGGTGTATTCTCCCAGTTGTCCTTGATACTTTGCTTTCGCAAGCATCACATCGTCTGGGTCAGCTCCACCCTGCTTTAATAGCACAGCCTTTTCTCTCTGCACCCTCATTGCTGTTTCCATTTTCCGCTGTTGCTGTTTGGCTTCGTATAAGGTGTATTCCTTGCCGTTAAATGTCTTAGGTATACTTTCCTTTCTGTTCTGCTCTGCAAGCCAAGAATCAGACCAATTCCGCTCCGAGACACCTTTTACAAAAGGGTAATACTCATGGTAACAGTTTGCCCCGAGCAGTCCAGTGACTGTTCCAAGACCGCATACCGTGACAAGTTCTTTTTTGCTCCACACCTTACCTTGCCAAACAGCGTGTGATGGTCTTGCTCCGGCGTGCCACGCAATCTCAAAATGTTCTGTTCCTAACTTCTCGGCGTTCATTTCCGTGATTTTTCCGGTAAGCTGCGACACTCCTGTCATAACCGCCCTTCTGGCAGCCACATCAACTCTGTTGTGCCACCCGGAAGCGTAATCAATGCTTCTGAGTCCGCTGTTGGTGAGTTGCGTGACTACCTTGCGAATCATAGTGTTGTAGTCAAACGTGCCGTATACAACCCCTGTAATAGCTTGGTCGAGATATCCTTGGTAGATATCAGACAGCGGCGTCATAACAAGTTTTCCATTCCCGTAATCCACATAAAATCCCATCGATTGCGTGATGTCTCGAAGCTCATCATTGCTCTGCCGGATAAATCCCTCTGTGAGCTGTTGCAACTCCTTATTATCCTCGTAGGGGATATATTCCGCATTGACCTGCTCGTAGATGTCTTTATTGCGGACATATTCCCAATCAATGACTTTGTCGTATAGTTCAAACACTTTTGGATAGGACAGGTTCAGCGTGGTTTTTATCATATTTTCGATGTCCTCAGAAGAGTACCCGATGATCTGCAACCGGTTAATCTGCCAGTCTGCCGTGCTTGTAATTTTTCCAGCTTTTTTGATTCTGCGAACAATGTCCTCAAGAATCATCTGTTCCAAATCCAGAAAATGCTTCTCAATCTGTCCGGATAGTTGTTTCTTGTAGTCCTCTCTCAATTAGATCACTTCTCCATCTAAGATTTTTCTTGCTTCGTCTTTTTCGATTCCAATTGCTGTTGCAATCAAATTGACCGCCTGTCCTTCTGTCAGCTCTCCGGCTGTGTATTGAGACATAATAGCAATAAGACTCTGTGTTTGAGCACCATTTAACGTTTTACTTTGTACTTGCGCCCCACCCCCTAAGTCTGAAAACATCTGATCGTCCATGACTTGGTTCTGCTCCGGCAACATCTTTTTCGCTGTGGCTTCGTCTTCGTTGTACCATTTCATTCGGTATTCCAGATGCGACATAACTCCCATGCTCACATCTTGTCTGTCCTGCTGGCGTTCTGTTTCCTCATCGGTCAGTATGGAATCGTTGAATTTGCAAGAGAACTCATATCCCGAATTAAGCATACTGTTGTAGAATGCAAGCCCTGCGGCAAAGTCCTCTAAGCAATCGTATAAGTTGTTCTGGATCGCCGTCACTCGGTTGTACTTGCGGTTCTTTGATGCTTTAATTTCCGTGGCTGTTTTCGCTACTTCCTGCGCATCTGACAGGTCTCCATAAGCAAGACCTACAGAAAACTCGATCTCTCGCTTGTATTCCTCCAACCCGCGCTTAAAGGCTTCGTCCCTCATTTCTGGGGAGTATTCCTTTAATAATTCTTGGTCTTTCCCGACATCCAGATTCATTCCACGGTACAGCTTGTTTTTGAGTTTCGGAAGTCCAAACTTCCCGGTTGCCTTATCTTGCTTAAGTGCTCTATTATCCACATGGATAGCACGCTCTCCAGATTCGTATTCCCAATCAAGTCTTGCTCCCTGTGTATCCGCTTTCCGAATCAGTTCAGCGGCAGACTCGTACACCGACACTCCGCAGGCGGAACCATCTATTTTATTTTTAATTGGATTGCGATAATATCCAAAGTCCATACGGTTCATGCCGGGATAGGTAATCGGTCCAGGTAGGATATTCTCCCATTCTTCCACCGCTTCTAGGCTGCATGGAAGACCGATATCATTCGCTGTCTGAGAGTGGAAACACTTGTTTTCTATAGTCAGATTCCCGTCAATGAAATAGTGCCGTTCAAGCCTTGTGAAATAATCAGCGTCCCCAACCTTTTTTACGGTCAGAAATGTGATATCATTCGGCTTTCCGTCATCCCCAAAGCTGATCGGGATGATCTTGTCGGCAGAAACAAATTCAGCAGCCGATTCTCCCAGTGGCTTCAGGACAAACGACCCCAGTGCAAGTCCTTCCTGCAGGTTCTCATTTAGGCTTGCGATATTCTTCTGGTAAATTTTGTCTAACCGTTCGTTACTTACGCTGGTTTCCATTTCCACCAGCGCACAGTCCGCAAACTCTCGGCAGATTCCATCTTCAATCCCGAGGGAAACAATGCTGTCAGAAATCCAATCTGCATCACCATTTAACATCTGTCTCCATCTGTTGATTGCATCTATCATGTCGTTGGATAGTGCGATATCTTTGCCGATGATCTGTTTTAATGTCGTGTACCCAAACATCCTCATGATTCCTTTCCATAGTTTCTTAATTCCATCAAACATCTTCCACCTCTTCGATTAGGTATTTCATGTCACGTTCGATTGTGTATTCGAACGCATCCAAGCAGTCAATGTCAGTGCTGCCGTCATCCAAACGCTCATCTTTCCCGACAGCTTCTTTGTCCCAAACTGCATCCGAAAAAGCAGTTTGCAGAGATTCGCAGTCTTTTGTAATAAAAAACCGCCCAGCCCCCATGAGCTTGACGGTGCATCTGATTCTGTCGTTTATAGGTCTTTTCTTTGCTGGTTTGACAGCTATCCACGGAAATTCCTTTTCCACGGCATTGCGGATAGAATTACCAAGGACAGTTTCCGCATTGTCCCAGAATACGGACTCTACGTTACAATACTGTACATAGTCTCCACTCTTCACGCACACAGAGTAATCATCTATCACTTCTTGTACAAACTCACAGAACAGCTCATTCAGTCGGTTGCTGTCGATATCCTCTTTCTCATCTTTTGCCATGACTCTTCTGGATTTTAAAGCAATCACGTCTCTGTAATCGTCCGTATATCCTCTGGCAACGAATGAGTGACCAGATTGATTACCACCAAAGTCCAAGCCAATCTCGATTGATGTGATATCCTCTTTTCGGAATTGCTTATGCTCTGATTCCTGTGAGAGATTATCCACGATTTCGCACCGGAACGCTTCCGGATTGTCTGCGAACCTCTTGTAGATTGATCCGTCAGCCCTTTTCCATAACCCCAGGATGAGGCGGTCATAATAGATTGTACCATCGTATTCCTTGCAGAGTTGCTTAACAAATTCTGGATCCAGAAATGGATTATCAAATATGGTGTACTTTTGGAGATAGATGTCCAGCTCTACATTGTCGATGAACTCTTTGAGCCAGTGTGTCGGATGTTCTGGGTTGCAAGCTCCATCAAAACAGGAGTACGTCTTATCGAGACGGGATTTCAGCATCTGGAACACCTCTTTGTTCCATTTTGCTATCTCATCTCCGTAGCAGTACTTAATGGATGCTCCCTGTATCTTTGCGACTTGGCTGACCTTTTCCGCTCCGAGACAATAGACATCCTCTCCGCATACTCTTGCCACATTCCGGTTGTTAATGTTCCCGATTAGATCACTGGTATAGATTTCCCTCATCGGTTGGAGTACGTTTCGCTCTATGGATTCTTTGGAGACACCCATGATTACATTTAAGCCAGGGAGTCCATCTCTCTCTCGGATTCTTTTCGGGACGATATAAGCAGTATCTACAAAAGACTTTCCAGAACGAACCGCTCCGGACTTGATATTCCATCTATGAGTTGCGTTTATGATGTATTCATTCTGTTTTTTGCTTAGCTGCATTGTCATGCAATCCTTTCAAGATTTCATCAAGCTTTTCAATTGCTGTTCTGTCCTCGTATTCCTGCTTATCTCTCCACTTGTCTGGTTTCCGGTTCTTCAGCCAAAAGATCTGGGCTGTAATATTGCCATTTATCGCATTTTCGAACAGTGCGTTCTCCACCTGCCTATCCGCAACATCCTTGTTTCTTTTTAGGGACTCACAAATCTCACTATACTTCTTTTTCCATTCGTACAGTGTTTTCGCGGTTATTCCCATATTCTGCGCAATCTGCTCATCTGTCAGTCCGTCTCTCGCCCATCCCTCTATCTTTAGCAAGCCTTCCGGCTCTAGCCATTCCTGATATTTACCTTTCGCCATCCGACTCACCTCTTTCATTATTTTTTATTCTTCTTGTTCATGTTTTGTATAGTCCATCTATTCGCCATATCGTTGATATTTTTAGAACTTATTGTGCTTCTGATATCTATTACTTGTGAAGCACTCGTAAATGTATTAAGTTTCTGCTTAATTTCTTGTCCTATCTTTTTGTAGTTATTTGCCATTTCTTTCGAATGCGCATTTTGTCCGCGTATTCCTGTGGTGTTTATTCTTATATTGTTATTAACAGTCCTGAAAGCACTATCAACAATTTCCTTCGCCCACGCTTTTTGTTTTTCGCTTCCGCTCAATTTACTTGTATCAAACGACATTCCGCCGCCTTTTCTGCTTAGCCCGCTCGAGCTTCCTCTACCACCCATTACATTTCACCTCATTGAATTTATCTGCAAATGCTTTTACTCTAACAATATTCCCCATACACACATCCGGTATTTGTCCATAAAAAATAATGGTCTCTGGCTGAAGCCTTGTAACCATTTCTTTGTATCCGTCAATAAATAACTTCTTGCTATCTTTATTCTTCATGCATCCAACACTTGATACAGCTACTGTTCCACCTTCTGGCTCTCCGTCAAAGCACCAGTTAAACGACTCTTTATCACTCCATGCGATTGTAGGGATTACTTTAATACCCGTCATTTGCATGTAAGCGCCACACCAGTGTTTTCGGTAATGGTTGTAGATCTGGATTGCTTTCGGATAATCTGAATACAAACTAAAATCCGGTGCAAGCACATACTCAAACTCTTGAAGCATCGGAATATACGCATCGATATTTGACCACAATCTTACGAATTGATAGTCATCCACAAAAAAAATGAACTGCTTTTCCTTTTCTGTTTTTGATAGTTTTAGCAGCATTAAAAGGGATGAACTGACAATCTCCATGAAATTCTTGCGGGAAAATTACTGGAATATCATAATCTCCGCTCCCTTCCATTATTGCTTTTTGTAGATTTTCATAATTTCTTAGGTTTGTATATTTCATTTTCCCCTCCAAACAAAAAGCACCCATCTCTGGATGCCAAGAATTTAGGACTACTGCTCGAAAGGATTGCAAATGCCAACAAAAACCAAAATAACCAAATACACAATCAAAATTTATAAGAAAAAGGAGGAACCTTGCAGTAGTCCACAACGGGTATAGCAGGACTCGAACCTGCGACACATCGGTTAACAGCCGATTGCTCTACCAACTGAGCTATACACCCGTAGGATGCCCTTTATCGACATCCTTTACCCTATCCGCACTCGGGTACTGACACTAAATATAGATTGCTGAATCTATTTTTGTTTGTTTTGCAGATCTGCGGATATCTGCGTTTTGGTACCATTTGTGATGTAAAGCCGGTGTGCACTCCCCAGAACAGACCTCAGCTGTGCAGCCTGTATACTCACATCACAAAGCGGAGCACTTGGAATCGAACCAAGGACACAGGGCGCGACCCTGCGCGTCTACCACTGATGCTATACTCCGCATAAAAACACCGCCAGACGAGAAAGGGAAAGTCCGGCGGTGTTCCGAATGTTTGGAAAGATTTTGGAGCTTATCTTTTAACTCCATGATATACTATAAACTCCTAAAAGCGAAAAATGTGAAAAAAACGAAATAACTTTATTTTTCTTTCATCCAATTCTGAAATTCCATTCTTACACTGTCTTTCGTGCATCTTCCGCCCATTTTTATCGCTACAGAGTCCCACGTCAGCCCCTGCATCACCTTGAACCGGATAATCCGCTGTATCCGAACCGGTGCTTTATTAATCACACGCTCTGCCTTTACTTTAATCAGCTTCGCGTTCCTCTTGCGCTCTTCCAGTAGTTTTTCTTCCTCATCCACATTCACATGACTCTCTGCGCATCCGGAAATGTTAAAACTCTGCGGCTGGTATGGAAACTCCGGATTGCTGCCTGTCACCTTGTCCTGTACGATCGTCTTTCTTCTGTGCCGTCTGATATCTTCTTCCGTCTCTTTCACCAATGCTTTCGCGTCCATGTACTCATAGATTACGTTCTTGTCCAACTCAATCACCTCCCGGGATCCGCTCTTTTATGTTGTATTTCTCTGCTATGTAGTCCACAGCGTCCTTATTCGCCCTCTCGCCGCCTTTAAAATCACAGGCAAAGGCTTTATGCCCCTTTTGCTTTAAAGCTGTCTCACAGGGCTTCCTCGTTGCCATAGTGTACGCTTCAATCTTTCGGATGACTCCGGCCGTTTCCTTTCTACGTTTCATAGCATCTCTTGTCATTCTTACACCACCTCAATTTCCTCTCCTGTCAGTTCTTCCAACTTCTTCCGCATTTCTTCGATTGTCATCTTCTTTGGTTCTTTGCGCTCCCATATGAGTTCGAGGTTGCTTTTAATAAACACATCTTCTATGCATCTGAGTGATCCCGGAGTAATTCTATAGACTTTAACGATGTCTCCTCCTCTATAACCTTTCCACTTCAAGTCATCATCATAACCACCTATACGATTTCGTCCGTTTTTTCTCACTGCCGTCCCAGCCAATACAAGATACATACCCCCATCTCTCTGCTCAACTACCATCCCGTCTCTCAAATCCGCTTTAGTAAATTCTTTTTGCATGTAATCACTCCATTCTAAGATTTCATATCCATTGCTTTTATAGTACCAATACTCTGAAAACTCTCCTCTGATATAGCACGTTTCTTCGCATTCTGAGTAATACGTCTCTTTCAGGTAGCTTTCACCTGAACACCACTTCATCCCGTGCTCATGCATTCTCTTGCAAAAATCTTTCGCCTCTTCCTCGGTCTTGCAGTGTACCGCAATATTATTCTTTTCATCCTTAAATTCATCCCAGTTAAATTTTCTCATATTTTCTACCTCACTATCTTTCTTACCACCCAATCCACAAATACAACAAATAGTACAAACGGAAAGAGCAAAGCCATTAAATAATCCTCAAATTTCAGTTCTGCATCCTCATATACCCCACTTATTAGCGCTACCATAGTTCCAAGCCCCAATATGTAGTACAGGGCCAGGAATGCGATTGTGATTAAAATGTCCATATTATTTCTCCCACCTATTATTCCATCCTTGCCTTGCTGCATCCTGTGCAATCATCTTGTCATCCCGCCACGCCTTAATTGCCACATAAGGCCCAGATGCTCCGCAAGCACCGCACACTACCCTATATCCTTTGCTTCCCATTCTCCGGATTCCGACTCTTCTGTCACGGCATCCGCAAAATGGACACGCTTTAATTTTCATTCCACATTCTCCTTATCCACATACTTCTCCACAATATCTACTGCGCAAGTCAGCCCATAAAGATAGCTTTCCAGCTCTTCTGCTGTTTTGCTTGTTCCGTATCTTCGCTTTTCTTCTTTCAAAGTTTCGTAGGCGTCATTTTTCATGTCTTCGATTTCTTCCACGATTTTCTCTAATGCGTTCATAATTTCACCTACCTATTCATGCTCGATTTCAATAACATCATCTCTTCGGCTGCTATTTCTAAATCCTCTTTCCCGAGTCCATATCTAAGAACTTCGCATTCTTCCTCGGTACAAGAACAGTGTTTCAAACAACAATAATTCCCATATTCTGTAGGCTCTACAAAATCACAATCTGGAATTTTCATCGCTCCTCCTCTTTCTCCACTTCATTATCGTATTTCATGCACTTTCCATCCTTGTACGCTACACATTCCTCTTTAATACATGGATGTAACACTGGTCTAACAAAATCTCCATTCCCAATAAACATTGCTTTTACCTCTTCTTTTCCTGTTAAATCAGGGCAAAATAAAATCATTCTTCCTCACTCCAATCTATTCTCTGTCCGCAATTCTGGCAATAAAGAGGTTCATTTTCTTTTTCGCAAATATATTCACTTTTGCACGTAGGGCATTTAAAGTTAATGTCACCAAGTATGTGGTCCATTATGCTAGGCTTCTTCGCCGTATCTCGTTCTTTCAGCTCATGCATCTCATTCATCAACTTCGCGCACTGGCTGTCCGCAAAATCATTCACCTTGTTATACTGATTCAAAATATCGCACACAAACCGACTCATCTTGCACTCTGCGCATTCATCTTCCAGTTCCATTGCACTTAGCTGATCTGGATGCCTGCACAGGTTGTCGCATATATGCTCCATCATTTCTGCAGTGATCCCGTCCATCCATGTTTCTTCTGTTTTTGGCATTAGTCATTCCTCCTACTACGCAAACCTAATTTGTTGCTCATCCTCATATATTTCTATGTTCGGCACCCTATTCCCGATTTTTAAATACGGGCAGTTTGCTTCTACCAGTTTCTGTGCCATGATTGGCACTACACTGTTTCCGATTCTAGCCACTTGTTTTGCGATCGGATATCTCCTGTATTTGTAATCCCTGTCAATGATGTAATCCTCCGGAAATCCCTGCATTAATTTAAGCTCTTCCGGTTTTAACATTCTCAGAAAAATATCCTTCAGGACATACTTTTCGCCTTTGATATCCAGAATCACATTTACCAGTCCGAAACGATCTTTTGTAGTAATCGTTGCAAGCGGATTTGAAAGTTCTTGCCCTCCGCCAGTTCCGTAATACTTAATTAAAAACGCAGATATCAATCCAAAATGTCCAGGTGATGTTGTGATTGTGTGTAAAGGTTCGTTGCATCCCTGTCCGATTCCACTCTTATAAAATTTTGTAATAAAAGCTGTCACCAGCCCGTACCTATTTGACGTGTCGATTGTTTTAATTGGTTCTGTCAGCAACTGTCCTCTTGATTCTCCGATTTTTGTTTCTCCGTGATATTGAATCATAAATGCAACAGCATCTTTATTTCTCACGATATAAGGAGATGGATTGTCTATTACATATTTTCTGATTCCATTTGCAATCCTTTTCATCGTTGCGTCTGCCAACGGTTTTGGTCTATCAAATATCGTTTTCCCTAAATCAGACCAATCGATATATTCCCCGCATTCCTGCCATTTCGGATCTCTGGATTTAAAATTCGTCTTTTCTGGCCACACGATGTCTTTTCCATCTCTCCTGAAAATTGCATACCAGCGTTTTCTCGTGGTAGGTGCGCCATAGTCTGCCGCAATAAGCTCCCGGCAGTCGAATATATACCCAAGACTCTTCATTGCCGCAATGAACTTCTTATAATCTTCCCCACGCCGCTCCTTAATCGGATGCCCGTTTTCATCCAGCGGTCCCCACTGCTGAATCTCTTCCACGTTTTCCATAATGATCACATCGGGAAGAATTGCTTTTGCGTGTTTGTATACCGCCCAAGGCAAAATCCGAAGCCCTTTTTCCCTCGGCTTCCCACCTTTCGCCTTGCTGTGGCTGGTACAATCAGGACTCGCCCACATTAAAGCAACTCGCTTTCCTTTCACATATTTCTTCAAATCCACCTTAAAGATATCTTCTGTGAGATGCAATGTTTTTGGATGGTTTGTCTTGTGCATCAAAATCGCATCAGGATCGTGATTGATCGCAATATCTACTTGTCTTCCAAGTGCCATTTCTATTCCTACACTCGCTCCACCTCCTCCGGCGAAGCAATCTATAATCAAATTTTCCATTTTCTCAGAAGCCCGGTATACCCTTGCCCCGGCCGGAGGCTGGCTCCTTTCTATTTTTCTTTCTTCTTGTCTCCCGGAACGATCAACATTCCTTTGATTCTCTCATTTCCTCTTAGATTTTCGCAGTATTCCTCCCATTCAAAGACCTGTTTCTGCGTCCATCCTTTTACCACTCTGTGTTTCCGGATCCCAGTCTCATCCATATACCGGACGAGAATTTCCTTTGAGAACTGCACATCATTCTGTGTATCGTGTAAGACCTTGAGGATATGATCGTCTGTGCATCTAAGTTTCACCATTTCTTCAATCTGGAATCGGTACTTATCCAAAAAATGTGCTGGTCTACTCATTTTCCTCTCACCCTCTTCTTTCTCTTGCGTTTGGAGCTAACTTTTGTGTAAAAATCCATGTTTCCATGTCTTTTCTTGTAAATCTTAAACCCGTATCTTTTCATGTTCATGCCTGTTCACCCTTTAAAGTCCACCATGCTTTCACATTCTTTCCGTACCCTGTAGTCTGGATTCTCACACCCAGTTCTGCTTTTGCTTTCATGATGTCCGACCTTTTAATTCCTGCCGCTTCTGACTCCATGAGCAACTTCGCCCCGTCATAGCGTCCACCTTCCATCTTGTCTTGTAGCCACTCTAATGCTTTGTCGTAGTCGGTCTTAGATACCTCGTTGACCTTGTCCTTAATCTTTTCCAGTTGGACAGTGTTGGTGTTCAGCTTGTTCCAGATTTTCTCAAAATTCTCCTGCATGATTCTACGATTCTCTAAAATCTCATCTCTGATTACTGTAAGCGCCTGTGCCGCAGTCATCCCCTTCTTCTCCGGTTCTTTTACCAGACTTCCCGGCTCAAGTCCGAGAAGTAGACACATTGTCCTTTCAAAATCTTCTGTCTGCTCCGGGTTCTTTGCCATATTGCAGACAAAAGACTTACTTCTCCCCAGTTCTGCCGAGAATTTCTCTTTCGTCTTGCCCTTCTTCTCCAATTCCTTGCAGAGCAGAGCATAATTTATTATCACTTTCTTCGGTTCCATAATTCCTCCTTAATTCGAATTCAACAGCTGCTCTTCCAGAGAGTCCATGTCGTATCCTCTGCGCTCAAAGTTGTTTAGGTTTCTGCTTACTGGCGGTTTTGATTGTTTTTTCTTCTTTTCCGATCCTTCCGGTTCATTATCAAATTTACCTTCTAAAATCTTTTTTAAGTTCTGCTCTTTTATGATCCAGTTAAAATTCGCATTGAATTTATAATCCCCTTTACTTTCTTTGCCTTTCAGGAATTTGCTGTTCTCCGCTTTTATAAATGCGGTTCTGATCTGGCTAAAGCTGAATTTCTTACAGGCTGCATCAATATCTTCCTTCCTGCTATCGGAAATCCGCTCAACTCTATCAAAACTCTTACAGATATCATTAAATGTGTCGGCGATCAGCTGATAGCTTATTTTGCTATCAGTCTTATCTCTTACTCTATCTCTATTATCTAACTCTATATCTATATCTGTGTTACACTTCTGTACATTGTTGTTACACTCTGTTACATTCGTGTTACATTGTAACGCCTTATTTTTTCTTGATGCCCTAACGCGCTCCGCTGATTCCGATTCCGAGCAGATTAAAGACTGTGTTTCCGTCATTAAAAATTCTGTTTCGGAACAGGGTTCAATAAGTCCTTGAGACAGTAGGTATTGTACAGTTACTTTCACATTGTCTGGATCTTCGTCTATTGTCAGGGCAATTTCTTCTGAAAAATTCTCTTCAATCCCATCAAAAAACAGTTTTCCGCCATTGCTTAAACTCAACAGCTGCATTTTTAAATAGATAATGGTATATGTATCACCACCAGCAATTTTCCGTAACTTTTTAATTTTGGGCTGTGTAAAAAAATCTTTCTGCAGCTTAAGCCAGTAGTATCGTTTTGACATTAAATCACAGCCTTTCTGTATCTATCTGCATTCCAGATTGGTATTCGCGGTATATTTGCATCCAATCATCCAGTTCCATCGTAACAAGGATTTTATGATTGTTTTTCTTATGGAATACAGCGGGAAGATTTCCTGTTATATTCGCTGCAGCATCTCTCTTTGCTTGATCCATCCAGTCATAAAGCCGCATCTGCTCTTGATGTTTCGCTTCCACATGAATCAAAGGAAGACCAACCACGTCTGAAGCATCGCCTGTATTTCCGCAGTATTGCGCTGTTCTGCGCGCTTCTTTATATCCATAATCGCGGAAGATACCAGCTAATTCCCGTTCAAATCTTGCACCTTTCTTTTTACTGTTTACTGCCATTTTCTTTCCTTTCTTTGTAGTGCAGGCAAGGCTCATCCTTTTCCTTGCCTTTGCACTCCCAAAATCTCTCGCAATGTATGCATTCTCTTGTTTTCTTCATGTGATCGCCCTACATGAACGGAAGTTCTTCATCAACTCCATCAGGGACGTTTTGGAATCCATCGTGGTCCGGCTGTCCATATTGCGGAGCAGACTGTCCACTGCTTCCCTTGCTTTCGCAGAGCTCAAATCCGCTGACGATCATCTGCATTCCATAATGCTTCACACCGTCTTTTTCATAGTTGTTATTCCTCATTTCTCCATCGATTAAGAGTTTCGTTCCCTTTCCAACATTGCACTTTTCGAATGTTTCCGCAATCTTTCCGAATGCTACACACTGGAAAAAGTCAGCTTCTGGATCTCCGTCTCTCTTAAATCTGCGGTTTACGGCAAAGTTGAACCTTGCCACTGCTTTCCCATCATTGCTATATCTCGTATCAATATCAGCTGTCAGTCTTCCGCATAAAATAATTTTATTCATATCAATTCACCTCTTAATTTCCAAACAACGCCGCTGCTGCACTCTGTCCTCTTTCGGAAGATTCAGTTTTTTCTTCCTGCGACTGTTCCATGTCAATAATCTCCGCATCGCTATCGTTATCGACGTATGTTTTTGTTCCGTCATCGTTTATCACTGCCATATCTGCATCCATTGCCGACATCATATCGATAGACATGATTCCCCATTTAGAGATCAGCTGACGCAGCATAGTTTTATATGCCATTCCGTCAAAGTCCTTTTCCCAGAACGTGTAACCCTTTTTCGCCTGATATCCTTTGGAATACTTTAATGCATGGGCTTCCATTTTCTTTTTGCTCCAATAGATCGCCTTTTTAAACCCGTTCGTATACTCAAACATTGCATAGTATCCGATTGTTTCAGCCTGTTCTCTTGCTTCTTCATCCTCGATCAGATGTACCTCAATCTCTTCGTTCAGAGGATCGAACCTGACAAGCTCACCTTCTTTAATCGCCAGTACGTTAAGTTTTTTGTACTGCCCGGAACGGATCGCAAGCTGAATATATCCTTTGTACCCAAGCTGAAACTGCGCCACCTTGCCTTTGTTTCTGTCATTAAACGGTACGAGGTAATATTGTCCCAACTGCGGAGACGGTGAAAGGTTCAGCGACTCCCCAAGCAACGCGCCGGAAAGGATTGATTGATTCGTGCATTCCTGCAATGCTGCATTGTTATTTACAGCCGATACAATTGCGGAAATAAATCTCTGTCCGCTCTTTCCACCGATCACATTGTTGATCTGGTTTTTAACTGCTTCCTGTGTTAAATATGCTGCGATTCCTGTGCTTTTTCTTGCTGTTAAGCTATTTCCTACTGCCATTTTTTTATATCCTCTCTTTCTTATAATGGTTTAAATTCAATATTTCTGCTATCAAAGAATTCCTTCAGTGCAAGTGCATCTGCTGTTGTTAGCAATGCTTTAAATGCAATCCAGACTGGAAATTCTTTCACACCTGCCGAAGAAACGACTTCATTTTGTTCTGCAACAGGAAGATTCATGCATTCTTCAAAAGATTTTGCATCTGTAAATCCAATCTGTCCGGGAAGATCATCCTCTTTCTTCTGGAACTCTGCTGCCTTTTTCGCTTCCTTCTCTGCTTTCAATCTCGCCTGTTCCGCTTCATGTTCTGCTTTTTTCTTCTGGATTTCTACAAGTCTCTGTCCTTCGCTTAACGCCCTGTTGATATCCAGAGTGGATTTATAGACTTCTAATGCTTCAAAGCCAAATTCCGGTAATTTCGAAAGCGTATCCACATCTTTCTCCATGCTTGTGATAAATGCATTCATAACATCTTCGATGGACCTCATGGATGTTGTTTTGTTTAACCATCTACTGTCAAAAATACGCTCCAAAGAAATTTCAAACGGTGTCGATTTACTGTTCCAGAGTTCCTCGATTTGCTTCCGTTTTTCCTGCTTCTCGTACTCTTCAAATTCCTTAATTTGCTTGTCGATAAGGTTAATAGGATCGTTAATAAGCTTAATTAAGGCGTTAATTTGAGTCTTAAATTCGTTAAATGGCTCTAAATAAGCCTTTTCCAGTCTTATTCTTTCGTCATTTAAGGCTTTTTTCAGCTTATTTAAGCTTGCTTTATCTGATTTAGCATCCTTAATTTGCTCTCCGGTGTACACTAAATTACTGTGGTCTTCTACTATTTTTTGTATTTCTGACCTTAATTCTTCATAATTAAATGTAATTTTCTCCGGCATTTTCACTTCATTGACTCTTAATTCCATGTTTTTCTCTCCTTTATCTTCTTATTACATCCGGAAGGATAAGCGGCGGGCATTCATCTCGCTCCACGTATCCCCAGAATCGTTTTCCTTCTTTCATCAGGTATTCCATGTCTTCTTTCACATCTTTTCGTTCAAAATGGTAATGTTTCGTTTGAACGAATACCTCACCAGCATATTCACTTTTTAGCTGCGCTTTTAACTCGCAAAAATCAGCCTCAAGAACTGCCATATATAGCAAGCACTGGCAATAATAATGATCTGGGATCTGGCGATTCCATCTCTTTCTCATATTTCCATTTAAAATGTTCGTTGTCTTACATTCCCAGATTCCAAGTCTCCCATCTCCATCAAAAAGCCAACCATCTACTGAAGCCTGCGCCCAGGGATATTTATCATTGCGAAAACTGTTGTTTTCCTCATATCTCACTTGGTATTCTGGGAAGTCCAGCCGAAAGAGTTCTCTTAATAATGGCTCTGCCTGTGTACCGTATTTAATATAGGGAAGATTCGAAATGTCTTTCGCTTCTTTTCTCCCTGTTTTCAACTCCCACAACTCTACATTTGTCATGTATGGATTCTTCCCGATTACAGCGGCAATTTCAGAACCGCCGATTCCATTTTTTCTATTTTTAAGCCATTCTTCATGGTTGCTAAGTATTGTTTTTGTAATCATTTGACTTTTCCTCAAATTTTCTCTATACTTTAACTGATTTATTTTTTTCTTGAGTGCTCGAGGGTTGCCGCCCTGTGACAGCACTCTTTTTAATACCCAAACATCAACCACCATCCGATCACCACCAGTCCAAACCCGATCACAGCTGCTCCGACCTTGTACCAATAAGGCTTGTCCTTTGGTTCCGGCAAATCTACCGATACGGAGCGGATGTCCCAGCTATTTAAAGTATTTGGATGCTGGGTGGTATCGCAACGGTATGTTCCTTTAATCTCCATGCTTGTCCTCCTTTCTACCGCCTAAGCGGTTTTTCTTCTTTCGAATCCTATATTTTTCATTGTCTCGTCTAATTTTTTCTCCAAAATCTGAGAAAACTCTTCTTTGCTTAAGTCCTCCTGGTTTACCCAGGATCCGTTGATTTTAATCATGCTTACTACTTCGATTCCTTTCATTTCACCACCCCTCTACTATGTATGCCAGATGGATTGTCCGAGGTATGTTGTCCTGCACATTTTTACTCCGTGTCTGAATCTCTAACGATGACATGATATTTTTTCGCTTGTCCATCGCACTGCGCATACGAGATTTCTCTCGGATATCCATTGTCGGCGTACCACTGCTTTACCATACTGATTACTTCTGGTGCATACTTTCTGACAGTACCTTGCCACTTTCCTTTAGATTCCCATGTTTCCGTGTACATATCTTCCGATAAATCCAACCTGCGGATAATCTCATTCACGGCTTTATCAGCCGGCTTGCCGGAACTCTTATAGTAAAGCCTTGCCTGTCTTGCAATGTGTACCGTATCTACATACTGCTGATCTGCTTCGATCGTGATTGGAAGATTGACTCCTGCTTTCTCATAAAGTGATTTTGCGGTCAGAAGCTGGATCTTGCTGTTGCATCCTGCAGCTTGGAGCATCGGTGTTAAAATCTTTACTGCATTGTTGACGCTGGCGAGACGCTCGTTGCTTTGTTTCTTCTTTGGCATTTCATAAGAGCCGACTTTTCTGAGTGCCGGAAGAACTTCGGATGTCACCCAGTGTTTGAATTCTTTTGCGGATTCTAATTTGCTGCCGAAGATGAGAGCATAAAGACCTGATTCTGAAATAATCGGTGTTTTCTGCATCCTTCCGATGGAGTCCTGAATCGGGACTTCATCTTTATCCTCCGAATCTACATGGTCCTGAATGGCTTTCGTTGCTCTTTCATATCCAAGTGCCGTTGCTACATCTTTCCCCACAAACCACGGTTCATTGTCAATTGTTACTGTTCGGATTTTACCGAACTCTTCGTTGTCAAAAATTTTTAATTCGTTCATATTACCTCCTGTTATCTTGTATAATCTCTCGGAATCTTTATTGTCATTTGCTTCCTTATCTCCTATAATTTACATACAAGGCACTGCCATGCCTGAGTAAAATGAAAGGAGAAATGATATGGCTACATTTCCGAGCACGAAATGCGAAGCATTAACCATGCTCTACTTGCAGAATCAGGATTTGTCAAACCTTACTCCGGAAGAAATTTCTGATAAGTACGAAGAAGCTTACCGCAAGATTCGCAAGCAAGACAGCAAGAATAATTCCGCAAAACTTAATACCAATATTAGTGGTGGGATTTAATTCGCTGTGCAACTTACATATAGAGTCGGTCATTGTGGCTGGCTCTATCTCTTTGTGGTTCAACGCAAGAATTTCCATATAATTATGTAAAATCTCACGTTCCCTTATTTTTTCTTCTTTTCTTTTCATGCTTTAACCTCGCTTTCCTACTACTCTGCCCTCTATCATTCCGATACTGTCCTTGTGCTCTGATTCAATGAAGTATTCATTCAATCCAAAAATGGCTTCAATGAGATGACTTGCATATCCTTTGATATCTCTTAAGAGTTTTACATGATCTTTTCCTACCATCATTGCTACTTCTCTACTGTCGGTGAGTAGCTGACCGTTTTGCTCAAATACTGTTAAATTATTCACTGTTTCTCTCCTACTTTAATAATTCATCAATGGTACATCCTAGCGCCTTTGCTACTTTGGATAAGCTTCTTACTGTAGGACTAACTGTATTCCACTTATAAACGCTTCCGGTAGAAACGCCAGCCTGACTTTCTAATAAATTGATGGAAATTCCTTTTTCTGCCGCTCTCTTAGATACCTTGTCGAAAATATTATTTTCCGTATCAATCACTCCTTTCTTTTTGATTGAGTTCTGAAAATATCACAATTTTATATTGACTAAGTTCTGAAAATATTCTATAATCAAGTTGTCAAGCAAAATTACAAAATAAATTCCAGCATTCTTATTATCGCAATTTTTTTGCGATTTTTTCAGAACCCTATAATCACATTATACGCGATAATTTCAGAATGTCAAGGATTATTTTGCGATTTTTTCAGAATTTTGAAAGGAGTCTACATATGACACTGAGAGAACGCGTAAAACATCTGTGCAAAGAACATGGAATTTCAATGAATAAATTGGAAAACGAGCTTAATTTTGGAAAAGGGTACATAAGCAAATTAGGTTCAAGTCAACCAAATGTTAACAAGCTCCAGCAAATCGCTGATTACTTCAGCGTATCGTTGGATTATTTAATGTCTGGAGCATCTAATGGTGATAATCCGTCATCACTCACGGCGAAAGATGAGCGCGACATTGCAAAAGATATGGAAAACATCAGAAATAAGTTAAAAAACAATGAAGCAGGTCCTGCTTCTTATGATGGTCAAGCTATTCCAGAAGAAGATATCGACTTGCTTCTTGGACAAATCGAGCTGATGATGAGAAGATTAAAACCGATTAACAAAGAAAAGTACAACCCTAACAAAAATAAAAAGTAGGTGTATAAATTGAGAACAAACGATATTAAGCGTTTAGTTGAATACTACATAAAGAAATTTAATACAAGAAATCCTTTTGAACTTGCAAACTGTTTAAATGTCGAAGTTCAATTAGGACCTTTGGGAAGTCGAGCTGGATGCTATATGTTTCTGAAAAATCACAAGTGCATTTTTCTGAATGAAGATTTGGAAGAACATGAACTGAACCTTGTAATGGCCCATGAATTGGCACACTCCATTCTTCATAGAAAAGAAAATTGTTACTTTATCAGAAATAAGACTCTTCTATTATCTTCTACCAATGAAATAGAAGCGAATATTTTTGCAGCAGAACTTCTAATACCAGATTCTTTAATCTATGAGAATCCGGGCATGACAAAAAGCCAGATTGCAAGGCTGGCTGGATATGATGAAAAGATTATGGATTTTAAAAGTTTTAAATGATATAACCGCTTCGGCGTTTATATAGAGTAAAGTGGTGTTAAAGTACAGAAGGAGGAGAATATGGAGTT